AACTGATGAGCCAAGGCCTCTGCCTGCGACTCATGCCGATGCGAGAGGAAGGCGGAAGCGATTTCGTCCGCTTTCGCGAAGGCGCTGGTGACATCGCCATGGGCGACTGGTGCCGTTTGATGACCGTGGCGCACTGGGTCGGTAACCCCGGCGTGTGCTTCATCGTCCACGACGGCAACCCGGACCTCGACATCCGCGAAAACCCGTACAACCTGTTGTACAACGTTGCGTGGAAGAACAAAGAGACGCCCGGTATCGGCCGCCTGTTCAGCGAGCTTCTGCAAAAGCCGAAGGTTATGAATTCTTCGGTGGGCTCTCTGACGAAGCCCGAGAAAATGCTGTTTATTTCAGCGTCTATTCTGGGTGTCGATGACCGCGGCCAGATCACGCTGAGTTGCTTCCTCGACGATCAGAAGAAGAACGCGCGTGTTATCGGTCTGAAGTTTAGTGCACTGCAGTCTGTGTTCTCTGCGCTCAAGGTGCAGGACCCCGACACGCACGAATTTTTGTCCGGCGACATGCTGTCGATGGGCCCGGCAAAGCTGCTGACGATTCTTCCCGAGTCGTTTCAGAGCAAGGAGCAGAAGGTAATGGGCATCGGCGCCGACGGCCCCGAGACATTCTTCTGCCCGAAGTATGCGCGCGGCGGTGATAAGTACATCGTCGGCTATCCGCCGCCGGATCGTCGCAGCGCGTTTACACACTTTGCCGTGCTGCACGACAAGTTCAACGGGCAGGCTATCTCGCTCGAAGATCACGCCGATCGGATTGCTGAAGACGCGGTTTCGTGGGACTCGGCGTTAAATGTGCTGTCTTACGAGGAGCAGGCAGAACTTCTGGTTCCCGCGTTCCCGCGAGAGGCGCTTGAGTTCGCGTGGCGGGATTATCCGCAGTACCTCCGGGCGCTTTCACGCCGCCCCGCTGCGGCCCCCGTTGCTGTCGAAGGGGACGAGGACACTGACGAGGCTGTGCAGGCGTTCTCCGCTCCGCGGCAGCGTCTTGCTCAGTCTGGCGGTCAGCGCTCTGCTCCGCCGGCTAAAGCCGTTGATCCTGTAGGTGCTCCGTGGGGCGATGCTGTCGCAGGTGAAATCTCGGAAGAGGAAGCTGCCGGCGTTGCCGATATCTTTTCGGCTCCCGAAGCCGAAGCGGCTCCCGCCCCCGTCTCGGAAGCACCGAACCCGAGCGACATTCTTGCTCGTGCTCGTGCGGCGAAAGCCAAGCTGGCCAAGAAGTCGTAGTTCTTGTGCCGTCATGGGGCCGCGGGTAGCGCGCTTTTCACCCCGGCCCTGTGACGGTTATTTACTTAGGAGATAAATATGTCTGGTAGAACGCGCCGCGCAGCCAAGCGCCGACAAGCGGCGAAACGAGCCGCAAATGTTATGCTCGCTAAAAAGCAAACGCATACGCGGCAAATTAAGGTTACGCCCGTTCAACACGAGCGCGACGGAAAAAAGCTGAGCGGGTTCGATAAATCTCGCAACGTTAAAATTGAATTTGATGTACTGACGCCAGAAATTTTAGACAACGTGCCGGAAAATATTTCGGCAACCCCAGAAGAACGCATCGAGTTCTATACCCAGTTTGCGGCCGAATTCGAAGCGGCCAAGGAACAAAAGCTTGACGCCAGTACGGTGACGTTAGATATCCCGTGGAACATGCTCGACTTTGGAGAAGAGTTTGGGCGTGAAAGACGGTGTGACCTCAACAACGTCGCCCGGATTGTAAACAATTTTGACGACCACAAATATGCGGCGCCACGAGTCGTTGTCATGCCGGTTTACGACAACCGCAATATTCTTGTGGACGTAAAATTCTTTGTTACCGACGGGTGGCACCGACGAACAGTAAAACTTGAACTTATTTATCGCGGCAACCCGGACGCGCTTTTTGATCCTGATACTGTTGCTGGAATTCAGTGTTGCGCTTCGCCCGTCGCGACTATTCAGGAGGCGGCAGAGTGCTTTGTGGCGCAGAATTCGCCCACTGAAAAACGCACAATGGTGAAATCAGACAACTGGCGTGCGCGCGTAGTTGCTCGGGATCAAAAGGTAATTGAAGTCGTAAATTTGGCGCGCAAGTACGGCTTCAACGCTGAGTCGCCCGTCAATAAAACTAAGGCGTGGCCGCATTTCACAAGCGGCGATATTTTGTTGCGTATGATGTTCGAGTTTCCCGATATCGGCGTTGACGTTGTAGACCGCGTTCTTGCGCTGTTGTCTAACGAAAAATGTGTTGGCGTTTTTGGCCGCAAGCGCGCGTTAGAGGCGCAATTTGTCGGCGCGCTTTGTCATTTTATCGCTATCTTCGAACGGCCCGGGCTTGTGCACGACATCGGAATTGTGCATATGCTGGCGCAAGAAGACATCATAGATAAGGTTAAAGACGTCGCCGATAAAATGTCGCAAGACAACATGCGGCTTGAACTTAACGGGACCGGCGGGTGGTCTCGCGAAGAAAACAAGCGGTATCTTTCTGGTGCCGCTGCGTTTTCAATTATCTACTCTCGGTATGTTCCCCCGCCGAATTCAAAATCGGGTTTTTGGTCTAAGTGCCCCAGTACGTTACGAAAGTTGCGTCACGTCGCCGCAGCCATATCCGACCCAATTGAACGCGAGTCCTATATCGCGAATCTGCAGGGGCAATTAATGAGTCGCGGTTTCGCGGCGCAGTGGCCCAAGTATTCCGCTGCGGCATTGAGACAGAAGCGGATTACGCGGTAATTGTTTTGATTTTTAACTCTACGCAGAGTTTCATTTACAGGAAATCTATATGGGTCGTAAAAAGAAAAACGCAGATACGCCGGTTGATATTTTCAGCCCTGACGGCGAGCATCCAGTTATTTCCGAGGTGCTGAAGGCAACGGCCGAAGATCAAGACCCGCTTATCGGTCTGCCGCTCCCGACGCTTGCAGCCCGCTATTTGCTGCAGGCGAACATCTTTCCGCTTTCACGTTTTACACAGCTTCGTGGCGAGTTCAGTGCCGGCAAGTCCGCGCTGCTGCTTGAGATCATGCGCTGGTTTCACGTTTACGGTGGTGGCGCAATTATGATCGACACCGAGAACAAGGGTTCCGAGACGATGCTTCGCGGCATGCTCGGCCATAATCCGCAACACATCGCCCGCACCAAGGTGTGCACCGCGGCGAGCGTGGAAGAGTGGCAGAGCAAGTACATGGGCTTCTGCAAAGCGATCCACGCGCAAATCGACTCGGCAAACGCACCTGACCGCGCTGTCCCAATTTGTATTGGCGTCGATTCTATCTCGGCCGTAGAAGTTGATCGGCGCGTAGAAAAGGTTGCTGACGAAGGCCACGCGGCTGCCGGCCATCCGTATCTCGCCCGCAACTTATCTGACTTTATGCGGACCGCGCTTGTGCCCACGCTGCGGCACTATCCGATCGCCTTGATTGCGACGAATCACCTCAAGGAGGAGATTAACAGCATGGGCTTCGGTCCGCCCAAAAAGTATGCGCCGGGTGGGGCGAGCCTTGATTACTACCCGACCCTGATTATCGACATGCAGCGAGTATCCCGTAACACACTGACGGCTGGCCGGGCGGAAGGGCAGGCGGTGCGTTTGACGGCGACTAAGAACAATCTTGGAGCCCCGGGACGCAAACTAGTCGTGAATCTCATGTGGTACAACGACATCGTGGCCAGCAAGGATGCAGAAGGAAATGACACCTACAAAAACCAACAATATCATTACTGGGACTGGCATACGGCGACTATTCGCCTGCTTATGGACTTGCAGGCCGCCGATAAAAAGCCGGCCCCCGGAATTGACCCTAAGCTCCCTGCTCTCGTTCGACAAGTCTGCGACTTCGAATACAAGCATGGGACCAAGAACGCGGAAACGCCGCTTGTATATTCTTCGGCTCTCGGCATCTCGAAGTCGGACGCCGTCTCCGAAGTGGAAGCCTCGATCATTCTCGAAGACAACAAAAAAGTGCTCGGAGTTCTCCACGGCTTGCTCGGCGTCAACGAGTACGCAGTCTGCAACCCGGCTAAGCAGTATCGTAAGCAGGTTATGGACCAGTTGAAGAGTCAAGAGATTACCGACGTGCCGGAACTTATGGCGGCGTCGAGCATCGCCGGTGACAGCATTATTCCGTCTGATTTTGACCCCCTTGGGCAGGTAGATTAATGTCTAGTATTGTGCAAGAATCTTTGCTTGAAAAGTTTGCGCGCTATCATCGGAACAACCCGCTGGTGTATGCGCTATTTAAGCAATTTGCTGAGCGGCTGATCGCGCGAGGATTACGCAAAACAAGCGCGTGGTTGATAATGAATCGTATACGTTGGGAAATAAACGTCGAAACGTATGGCGATGAGTTCAAAATATGCAACGACTATTTTGCGCTATATGCGCGGCTGTTTATAGCCGAACGGCCAGAGCATCGCGATTTATTCAACATCAAGCGCATGAAGCCCGGAAACGAACCCAGCGTGGACTGGCTTTTAACGCTTGTTCCCAATGGCTAAAGCTAGGAGGCAGTGAGCCTATGGAGGTTTACGAATGCGTTGGCGGCCCTCTTGACGGCAAACGCGTAAGAAAAGTTGTGGCTGAGAGTGGAATTTTCAGCAAGACAGAAACAACGCCCACGGGCGAAAATGTTAAACATTGGTACGCGCTGCTCAGCCGTGTTGATACTGTGCACCAACAATGCGTAATGTTTTTTTCGTATCGCGGCACGGACAGAAAGCAGATTTGGGAGTTCCCGATCGTTGCGCCGCCATTTGAGCAGGACACCGTCTAAGCAGACTTTATTTCGCTTTTGCGGCATATACCGAGAGTATATTCCTGCGTTTCAATTTAAAGGACTGGAAATGGATAGCGACTTTCGCGATCAATTTTTTGGCGAGATATTTAACGACGACAATTTTCATAGGCAGTTGTCGTACGAGCATCGGACCGTCAAACGCGTGTTTTCCGAGTGCCGCGTAAAAGTGCCGAGCATGGGTCAGTTGGTGAATCTCTGTCGAGATGAAACTGGTCACCCTGAATTCAGCTTTTCGTGGTTCAACACGATGTTCCCGCAATTTCCTGCGGTACTATGCGGTCGCTCCGTCGGCTTTTGCGGCTACGAGAAAGACGACGCCGGCAACAAGCGAAAGAGATTTATTTACCAGTTAATGATCTCCGAGCTATTGAACGCCAAAAGCAACCGGCTTGTGCGAGCGATTGCGCGCGCATTAAACGACGGCGACATAGATGACGCCAAGCCGTTTGTTTTCATTTTCACTATTGTGCGAAAACGATTTTGCGCACATAATCTGGAACTTGACTGGACGGCATCAGAAGAGAATCCGCGTGCGCAGTGGCGTTTCGACAATGGCTCGTCCCCGCTCATTGTCGAGCCGGCGGCGCCCTTGCTGAGAACCATCGGTAACGAGTGGTTTGAAATCTAGGAACGAATCGTGTCGCGGCCTACAGCCTCAAGATCGCGGAGCGTTTTTGCCCCGGTTACGGCGCTGTCGTTCAATTCTGCGCAAAAAGATGATTGCCGGCAGTTTTTGGCACAGCGGGCGGCAGACACAGAATGCGTCCCGATTGTCGATGAAGCGCAACTCGTCATGGCCGCAGACGGCCGAATCGCAGAAAACGGGTATCGCTTCAACGCAATTGGTTTTTCGGCCGTCGCGAACGCGATGATTAGCGGGTTGAATCCTGTGTTCAACGACCTCACCGGCGAGTCTAGAAACTCTTTCAAAACCAGCTTATCCAGCGGCGATCTTGCCACAGCGGTTAGCATCTACAACATGGCGTTGAAAGCGCGTTTTGACAACTTGCGTGAGCGGACGCTGCTCGTAAATCATCGTGAAAAAACAGTAGACGGCTTTTTAGGGCTGGAGCACAGGATGCTCGACAACGCCGTCTTTTTTACGATGGGCGCAGATGAGCTAGAGTCGCGGCAGCCGGACTCTGTTTTTTATCGCGCAGAGCTTATTGGAAGAGAGTTGCGGCTTTATTTCGTCGACAATAAAACAAAGCGCAACAATCTATACCACGACCCGAGACACATTTTTGCCGCAGGCTGGTACTTCTCTAATCGAGAGGATTCTGGACTGGCTGTGAGGGCGTCTTTGTGCGTTACGACAAAGTTCGGCGCCGCAGTCGCTTCTAAATCAAGCAGTTCAGCGGTGCGCCACACAGGCGCCGATCTGATTGGACGGGCGGCGATTATGATCGGAAAGCTTTCCGAAGAGATTGTCGACATGGATGCGGTTGCCCGCGGCGTCAGCAGGCTAGCGAGCACGTCGCTGAATTATTCGGAGTCGGCGAAATCCCGTGACGCGGCTATGAGCCAGTTAGTCGAGCGTCTCGGCCGGTTCAAAATTTCTAGAGACGATGCGCGGCAAATCTGTAAAAACGCTGCTACCGTTGGCGCGGACCTTGATCCAAGAAATCCGATGGACCTGTATAGCCGAGAAGTACTGGCGTCGCGCACCATGTACGATTTGTTTTGCTCAATTTTGCGCTATTCACGAAATCAGTACCACACGACACGAGACCTGTTACAAAGCGCAGCGATGGAAATTTTGCTGCCTAAAAAAGAACGGTGACCCGTGCTGTGTGCGGTATTTGCTTTGGTTTTGGTTTTCAGGCAGACAGCCCTGTTTATTTAAGGAGAGAATCATGAGCCGCAAGGCTACAGAAACAAGCGAGAATACGGAGCTTCTCACAAATAGCTTTATCGAGCACGCGCTGACAGATGCGATGCAGAGCGTTGTATCGCAGATTGATCAGATTTTTGCCGACGTGCAAACAGCTAGTTTGACTGCATTTTGGCAGGTCGGCCAACTGATTAACGACGTGCGTGCAAATCCTGCGGTTTATTTGACGCCGGAACAGCGATCGTCGCACGTTGATGGTGCGTCGCTGCTCATCTCTATTTTCGCGCCTATCTACACGGCCGAGCAGCTTCGGGGTGCGGTAAATTTCTTTGAGCGCTACCCAAGCGAGGCAGAGATTACGCGACTTTTGTCGCTGCGCTGCCCCGACCCGGATCGTCCTCGGTGGCGGTTGACCATTTCGCACGTGCAGTTGCTTTCTCAGGTAGCCGACGATGGGCAGCGTGCTACGCTGGAGAACAAATGTGCGGAAGAAGCCTATACCGCCCGTAATCTGGCGTTAGAGCTTCAAGAGCTTCGCGGCAAGCAGAAAAACAGCGGGCGCACACACCGCGCCCCGAAAGGGTTGAAGCAGCAGATTCTCGATTTGTTGGCGCATCAACGCCGTTTTATCGCTCGGTCTGAGAAACTCTGGCTCAGCGAAGACACTGACAATATTTACGACGATATTGCCAACGCGCCGCCGGAAAAAATCGACACGACGATTCGCAGCTTTATCGCCGAGATGACCGAAAATTTTGATCGTATGGGTGACATGGTTTCGGATCATGTGGCGATGTGTCGCAAGATAAATGAGGCGCTGGAAAAGATGGACGAAGACGCTGGCGACGAAGAAGAGCAAGAAATTGCAACAACCTCAAAGAAGAAATCCAACATCATCCGCTGAGCTACTAACAACGTAAGAGGTGACTATGTTTTTTGTAAGAAATGTTCCGGTGGTTATTGAGCCGGGAGTAGGCGCAATCGAAGCAGAGTTCGCCGTCTCGGAACCGCCTAAGAAACCGCGGTCTTTTCCTGTGCAGTTGATGCGCGTCGCGCTTGACTCTGATGTGTCGCAAAAATTGCCGTTTATTCCGTCGACAAAACTGCCGCATGTTTTCTCGCTGACGGCAGACCCGGACGAATCGGTTGCGCTTATCGTGTACGATAATCTGGGCCGCATTACGTTTGTTTACAGCCGCGATGATACGGGCAAAACGTGGGAAAAGCGCGAAGTGTCAACGGAGCATGCCGGAAAAACTGTTACGCAGTTCTCTGTGCGATTTTCGTTTCACTCGGCAAAACTGCGCGATAAGTTCATGGAGCTTGTTGACACTGTTATGGCGCAGATACAACAAGATCAAAAACCCAATATGGCTGATGTAGAGGCCGTCTTCACAATTCTGTCGCGCTCTCGCGTCAATCCAGTTGTTATGCCGGTGGCCGTTGCTAAGAGTAGTTTAAAGAGCATCAAGATTTGAAAAGAATGGAGTCGGTATGGCGGAAGGAGCCGCTGAAGCTTGCGTCTGTATTCTGTTTTACGGCGCAGAAGACGTGCACTTCAAACTTGCACAGCGCGTACTGAATGAGCCTATGCGCAGGCTTGCAGAGCGAAATATTGAATTTCGCTTTGGCTGCAACGCCGTTGGCGACGCGACGCGAGAATTTCTTGGCCAGCAGATTGACGAGCACTTTCAAAACGCGCTTGTCATAGATTTGGCCGAGAACATTATGAAGTATCCGATTATGCGCCGGATGTTTTATAACACGCCTGTAGCGGCTCCGATTACGCTGTGGTTCGATCACGACTCCTATTTAGCGCCGGACGGTGACGTGCACAATTGGTTTGATCGCGTGGCCCGCCATTTCAATAGCTGCGATATGCTGGGTTCGGTATACACCGCTCAGTTGTCCGGCGAGCAGGAAAACTGGGTTACAAAGCAGCCGTGGTTCAACAAAGAAAACGCACGGCCGTACATGCAGTACGTTAGTGGCGGCTGGTGGGCGATTAAGACAGAATTATTGCGGCAGTATGACTGGCCGCCCACAGACTTCAAACAGAAACACGGGGACCGCGTGTTGGGTGCGCTGTGTAAACATCAGGGCTTATCTGTATGCCATTTCCGCGACGGCGTTTGCGTAAACGCTAACGAGAGCGGAGTCGAGGCGGTGGCGCCAAGAACGATAGCATGAGGTTGTATGGAACTGCACGTCTCGCAAATAGACCTAAAAAAAACGGCAGAAAACTGGCCCAGCGACCGGCCGTTTAAACCGGCGTTGCTGATAAAGCAGCCTGTTATGCATCCAGACGACTGGTGGGTCTGCGACGCGCCAATCGTTCCGGGCGAAGCCCCTGTTTGGATGTCAGCGAGGCAGGACCAATATGTGCGTATTCCTCTGTTTCGTTACGACTTAAACTCAGAGGCCGATTTAGCCCTTGCGTATATGCTTCAGCTTGGGTTATCTTGTGCGGGTCATTTGCCGGGGCCCGTGAAAAAATTTCATGTGGTTACAGGTAGCCCGGTTGACTTGCTTTACGACGACGCTATAAATAAAAGCATTGGCCTACGGTATTGGGTCGGCGTAGCGGTTGTTACAGACAAAGGAGTTTAACGCATGTCGTCAGAGATAAAAGTAGTTGATGCTGTATCTGCGCCGGTTAGCGGCAGCGCTTGCAGTGTGAATTCTCAAAGCGTCCCAATCAAAATTGATGCGTCTCAGATGCAGAAAGCCTTGCAGGGCCTTGTAAACAAACAACTCCAACTTGGCGCGCAGGGTCCGGCTGCAGCAGCCGGCGTCCAGACAGAACAGGTAGAACGGATCAATCCGTCGGTCTACATCAAAGGTATTTCGGAAGAGATGGAGAAACTCTATGCGCGCTTTGACCGGCTCAAGCGGCTCGCGACAGAACTTCACGGGCGTCAACTCGACGCGCCGCTGCCGGAGCATGTCGCGTTAAAGAATATTGTGATCAATTTTGCCGTGACAAAGGACGGTAAGACCGAGGAGCATTCGGCTGAGATTCATACGGTCTCCTCGATCGGCGATTTAACGGGCTTGATGTCCACAGAGTTTGGTTTCATCATTCTTTCGCTGACCGAGCAGTCGAAACAGCTTGCTGATCTGGCTCAGAAGACAGGCGACCGCTGTTCGTCCGCGCTGAAAGAGTGGGAGAACAACAACAAGGACAAAAAGATCGTTCGTTCGTCTAATGAAGGAGATGTTTCCGTTGACGCGGCCACGCAAGCAAACGCTGACGCACCTATCACACTAGAGGCATCATGACGGCGAAGAAATTCAGCCGAACGCAACTTTTGCGCCGTCGAGCACAGTTAATGGCTGTGCTCGCCGCATTTAGAGACCAGCTACTTACGGGTAGCCTTATTTATGAACTGCCGGAGCAGCTTTTAACAGCACTTCCGGCGACCGTATCAAGAAACGCCGTTTTCGAGTCTGTGCGCGTCATGGCCGGCGCAACACTGACGCCAAAAGCGCTCGCAACATTTGCGTGGCGTTTGGCCGGTAATGTCGATCGGCTCAATGACGGGGAGCCGGTGCTCCCGTGGACGCGGCAGCTACACGATGAGATTGTGCCTGTCTGCGTGGAGCGCGTTTTGCCCGCGCGACGAAAAGACAAAAACGGCTTTATCTTTTCGTGCCGAGCGTTTGCGGGTACGCCCTGTACAGAACTTTTTCCTCAGTTCTTTTCGGTAAATAGCTGTCGCGCCATTTCTAGAGTTGTTGGGTTTTCCACAAACTCGTGGGGCCCGCTGCAATACGCCGGCATTGGAATGCACTTTGTCAATTTAATGTTCTTCGCCCATGTTGAAGCGGAGCGAAGCCGTGACCGGCCGTACTTTAGGCAAGTAAGCGTGACGAGTAGCATGCTCAAGCGCAATAAAGAATTGCTTGCAGTACGCTGCCGCACGGCGCCATGCCCGGAAGGGTTTCAGCACGCTTGCACAAATTGTTTTGTCGGGTACAACGAATGTTCGTTTGCGGTGCACGCAAAAACATATGTCGAGTCCCACTGCCGCACATGCGACGCGGTTTCTTTTTTTGATCCAGAGAACCCGGGCGTAATGTGCGTTAATTGCAGCCGTGTAAATAAATACACGATTAGTTAGTTTCAAGGAGGAACGTTATGGCCGACATTGGCTATCGTCTAAAAAGCGATTCCGGGCCGATGTACAACCCGGAGCGCGACTACGCTTACATTACGCCGACTCTTATGCGGCAGGCGATCGAAAAGTTGGACGCCAACGACGATGTTGATCGCTCGCGATGGCGCAGCGAGCAGAACATTACGGAGGCCGAGATAGCTTCGATCGCCGAGGCGCTGGCATCCGCGCAGCGCGACTTTGTAAACGGCGCTGATCCGGTGATGAGTTTTGAAGCCGCGTTAAACCGGCATAATTTTTTCAATTTTCGGTATTGCGTACGGCAATATCTTTGGGCGGCGGTCGGCGAAATCTTTTGCGCGGCTTGGTTCACGGCCGTCAGGGAAGTTTCTATTGTGGGGCAGGAATCGCCGGCGCAGACAGATATGGCGCGTTTTGTAGCCGCAGTGCGTGAATTTGCCAACAAAAATAAATCGGCGACGTATGATGTGAATTTTACGGCAGAGCATCTGCGCATGGTGAACGACACGCTGCGCGCACGCGAACGAGATTTGTTGGAGGCGTACAAAAAGAAATCTAGCGAAGCTTCGCAACTTCAGTTAGAAAATAAGCGGCTCCAAGAAGAGCTTCAGGGCTTCAAACAGCCGCGGGGCTTGTTTAAGCTGTTTTCAAGAAGGACCAAATAATGCCGAAGTATCGGATGTACAAAGACCCGGACGCCTTTGAATCAAAGGTGGGCCCGTGTCCGGCAGGCGCCACGCGATTCTTGGGCCTTGATCTCGGCAGTAACTGTGGCGTCGCTGTGTACGACCACGTGCCCGGCGCGAATTTGCTGCAAAACAAACTGCAGTTATTTCAGTGGGATTTGTCGACGCAGGGGCTTGAGTCCGGCGCAGCGAGATTTGTCAGGCTTCGTGCGTTTCTCAACGCGGCTGAGCCGGCGGTTATTGGGTGGGAGGATGTGAAGTACTCGCCGCCCAAAGAGTTTTTCATGAACAAAAAGTTCGGGATTCCGGCTGTGTTGTCCCGTGTGGCTACCGCATCTGAGGTCTTGGGCGGCATGAAAGTAACTGCGGCAACGTGGGCTGAAGAAAACAACATTATTTCAAATGGTTACGCGATCGCCACGATAAAAAAGTTTGCCACGGGGAACGGAAAAGCCAGTAAAGAAGACATGATCATCGCCGCAAACAAATATCTGGGTTCCGCTTTCGACGCTGCTAAATACAAGGCCACTGGAATTGACAATGTTGTTGACGCGGCCTTTGTGCTTCTTTTACTTATTCAACGTGTGCATGCTGGCATGCCGCAGCAATCTTCCGCAAAAAAGTGACGTATGAGCACGCCCGGGTCTTTCAGGGAATTAGCGGCGATAACAAACGCCGACAAGATCGTCACGCGATCCTGCACCGACGTGCTGCGAAGCTTCGATAAAAAAATATCTCTTTTTACGCCGGCGCTTTTATTGACGCACGGTGGATTTGACCGTGATCCTGTCACGGAGTTTGATGCCCGTTTTCCTGCGGAGTCAGAAGACAGCCGGCCGTTTTGTGTTGACTTGAAGTTAGACACAAATGAGTTTTTCTTTGCTGGGCTTGGTATCCACACGCTCCCCGGCTATCCGATCCCTGTGAATTGGGATAAACGGCTGTACGGCATCGACAAGGCGCGGGAAGAAGAGTGCTTTGCGTTTTTATCCGGCATCGCTTTTTCCGACCCCAAAACCGGATTTTTCGCCAGCGTGTTTTCTTACGACATGGCTATACCGGACCCGACGTCTTGGTTTAATGAAGCGCTGTCTGTAAAAATTTTTGGCGTCATATCAAACAAATTCATCACTATGTTGGAAGCACGGTTAAAAGGCCCGGCCGGCGTGCGTCAAATTCCGGTGCCATCTGCCGGCGCCGCACTCGGGTTTTTACAGCAGAACGGCATTTTGAGTCCGTTTACGGAAAATGACCCCCTAGACCTGCGAGACTGATATGGCCGAAGAAGTAATTGCTTTCTATACCGTCATCCTCCACCCCGACGGCTCTTTTGGCACAGAAACGTTTGCGTCATTAGCGGAAATGACAGAGCGGTTGAAAGACCTTATTAACCGCGACGTTTCGGTGTCTTGCTTCAAGGGCACGCGGCTCGCCATTTCAAAGCCTCCGCTGCGCTACCTCATGACGCCCGAGGGCAACATCCCTTTGTTTAGCGCAGACGTCGCTATCGAGCCAGACGACTCCGGCTATCTTGGTGTAGACCCGGCACATCTTGAAGACCCGCCGCAGTTGTCCGTCCCGCCAGTCGGCAGACCGACGACTGCGTCCGACGAATTTTTTTCAGACGACGACGGCGAAACAATCAACATATTCGACAACGCGTTGCCCGACCCGGACAGCTAAACATCTAGCAATAACACGGCATATTTAGTACGCCCTCTGTTTTGTGTTCGAGGGTAAAGAAAGGGCTCATATGCGTGTTGTTACATTTCGTGGTTCCGCGGTCAAGCGGCAGCGAAAGATCAGCGATGACAAGATTCTTCTCGTGTTCTATTCCCGACCGCCGCTTGTTGTCACCCCTGTCGAGTGGGAAGCAGAAAAATCTAATCTGTTCTATGACGCAAGTATTAAACGTCGAGATGTGGTTCGAAGCCTGTAAAGGTAAGGAACAATTCAATGTCGATAGCAGCAGAACAACTTGAAATACAAGTCAGCGAAAAAGTCGACTCTATCATCGCTCAGCAGCGGCGTCTGCTACAGCGGTTTGACGACGTCTCTCACTATCTTGGGGGCGCCGCGGCCGGTATGTATCTTCCGGGGATTGATCAAAGCATTGACAATCCTGTTCGTCATATAGGCGGAAATCGTCGTCCTCCGCTTTTGACGTTAGAGGTAAAAGACGACAGTTTGACATTCAGCGGCGCGATCAGCCGGCTGCGTAACGACAAGTTGATCTACTCGGTCATCTTCAGTTACGACATCTCGCTGGTCTACACGCCACGCGGCGGCGGTAAAACGCTGCCGGCAAACAACATCGTTCTGGCTCGTCGCGCAAACGAGTTGTTAGCCGCTCTGACGGCGTATGGTCGCCGCGCGTCTTTCGGCATGCACGAAGAACTGCAGCCCCTGCGGCTGCCGACTGTTGTGCGTGACGGCGGGCGTATTGTGGCGGAAGACTATACGTCGATTCTTGGTTTCGAGGCAGACAACCCGGCCAAGAATATCAATACTGTAGACATCCGGCGCCCAAACCCTGCGGATAAGATTCTTGCCCGTCGCGGCATTGAATATCCGCTAGGCGCGAGCCAGCCCGAACTCGAAGACATGGTCGTTGAGTTTCGGTCCGAGTCGCCCGACTTTGAAATCGAGTGGTCGACGGCTGTCGAGGCTCTGCTCTTCAAGCGGCCGTATTTCAACGTTGCTCTTCCGTTGGAAGAAGCCACGGTTTACGCCCCCGAGGCGGCCGTGCTTGCCATGCGGTCAGAGCTTCCGAAGAAGTATCAGTGGGAAGCGTCGTTCAATGACCTTCTTTTAGCGGCTAAAAATCCACAAAATCCGCTGCGTATTAGTCGTTTGTCCGCGGTGCAGTTGTTCCCAATGGAGACTGCGCAGGACCTTCCCGACGATTACGCCGGAACGGTGTTAACACCGAACAACTGGGCCCCGTCCAGCATCCGACCGGCCGTGATGCAAGATAACGCATAAACACGATGCGATTCTTCCTCAAACCTGATAAGCCAGTGTTACCGTGGCTGCTCGACCAAGATGCCGAGCCGCGCGTACTACCCGTCTTTCCACAAGACGAAAACTCAGGTTTGGTGGTGGCCCATCTTCTTTCTGGCGGAGTCGTCGCCGAAGTGATACCGACCGCAGAGCATGTTGCGACAGCTTGCGGTAGCGGCATTCCACTCGGTCGCCTGTATTTTCAGATTTCAAAAAATCTGCTATACAGCGCTTGTGACGCCCTCAGCCCGAAGGATTTTTTGGGGGGAAACGCTACGTAGCGTCCCCCCTTTTTTTAGCTATCAGAGGTTTTTATGCCTGCTTATCAAGACCCCGCAAGTGTGCAGTTAGAGAACGGCCGTACAATGGCCGACGTTATTAGCCGCGGTCGGTACGGCCTACGTGGCGTCGTGGTGGGGAAGGCTACGGCGGGCGGGACGCCAGTAAATTACGACCCACACGATATGTCGAAGGTAAGCATCAACATCATTGATTCTGAAGGCAAAAACATCAATTCGTTAAGTTTTGACCAGATGACTAAGGACCGCGTAAACGCGGCAATCGAGTCAGCGCAACAAAAGTTGCCGGGCGAAGACATTGAAACTGTAAGGGAGCGAGCAGCAATGGTTTTTGAAGAATTAGCGCGGACGGGCAAATCTGGCGTACAGAAAACATCTATCCACCGCGGCTCGCCACCGAAGGTAGCCGCGGTAGAGGCGGACTATGGTGAGTCTGAAATAGTTGACGAACTACAGGCGGAAATCAGTCAGCCTATGCCGGCGGCCACACCGCCAATTGAGAAAATTGATCGCGGCTATAGCCCCATGGCGGCTTTTGGCTTGAAAAAGAAATCTCCGGCTGCCACGAGCGCCGCGACGCAGACGTCAAGCAGCGGCGCCCGAGTTGGCCCGCCGCAAAAGCTTGTCTATTTTGAAAAAGAGGGGATTGGCACCGTACCCGCTTTTTTTCACGACGTCATCGTGGCCACATCGCCGACCGATGACGATTCGCTGGAGGAGAGCGGATTTATGGTTTTAATTTACGACCTGCGATTTGAACAGAACGCCGCCCGCTGGTTCCCCCCGGCGAACGACCCATATCAGCGGCCGTGGGCTATTCAGATTAACGAAGACTCAAAACTGTACCTTGTGCATACGACCGGTTTTCAGTATGTTTATGATAGCCGTGAGTACTGTATTTTGTTGGTTGAACGCGCCGTAATGTCCCCCGGAAACTAGACTTATGGAAAAGCAGGGCGTGATCCGCACTGATTTAACAAACCCGGAGCACGAGCCGGAAAAAACTGCGGCGGACAATAACAGCAAAAAACCAACGGTGGCGGAATTAGACAGCGACTTTCGTAAGCGCGCGGCTTCCACGGCGCAAAACGCGGCCAAATAACGGGGTGCGTAGTGTCACTTACTCCTACTGCACAACTGGGCTACAACTCGCTGGGTCGCGGCGTTCAGTCAGATGAACGTTTCCCGGACCCGTTCTGCGACATCGCCAGCCTCTCTATGCCCGAGAGTATTCAGACAGCTTTACGCTGGACTGAATACGTAATGAACGCCAATGGCCCTTACCGGCAAGCAGTCGACCGAGTGGTGTCGTACTTCATTACCGACATCGAAATTCATGACATCGGCGAGAACACCACCGGCCGCGAAGAGAAGGAAAAATTTCGCGTGTTTCTCGAAGACACGCTGAGCATTAAAAACACGCTGCACACCATAGGACTGGATTACATGTCTTATGGAAATTCGTTTACAAGTTTGCTTGTGCCGTTTCGCCGGTATCTGTCGTGCAAAAAATGCGGGCTCGAAATGCCGCTCGACAAGGTATACAACTCCCCGCAATGCTCGTTTAAGTGGCAAGATTTCCAGTTTCACGCGACCTGCCCTAAATGCAAGGTGACGGGCGAATGGCGGCATATCGACAGGCGGTCGGGTGATACGGACAGTATGCATGTAAAGCGCTGGAGCCCGCACGATATCGACATCTTGTGGGACCCGTACACAGACGAGTGCTCGTATGTCTGGAAAATCCCGCAGGACTACAGGGCGCTGATTAAGCAGGGTCACTTGCACCACCTTGAGCGCGCAAGCTGGGAAGTCATTCAGGCGATCAAAAACGAACAAAATTTGATGTTTGATAAAGGCGTCATCTACCACCTGAAAGAAGATGCGCTTGCCGGTATGCGCAATCGTGGCTGGGGTATCTCCCGTGTACTCACTAATTTCCGGCAGGCGTGGTATTACCAGATTCTGCACCGCTACAACGAGGCTATTGCGCTGGACTACGTGATTCCGTTTCGCGTTATCACGCCGGCCCCACGCGGCGGCGACGCCCAGTCCTCTGACCCCGTGCATACGATTAATTTGTCTAATTTTACCGCCCGGGTGCAGTCCATGCTCCGGGCCCGCAGAACTGACCCAGCCCGGTGGAACGTGCTGCCGTTCCCTGTGAATTATCAGGCGCTTGGCGGAGATGCTAGCCAGCTTGCGCCGAAAGATTTGCTGGACCAAGGCTTAGAAACACTATTGAAGTGCATCGGCATGCCAGTCGAGCTTTTTAACGGTACGCTGTCGTTTCAGGCAGCGCCCGCCGCGCTCCGGCTTTTTGAAGCGAACTGGAGCCACCTACCGCACAACATGAATCGCTTCCTCACCGACCTAGCGGACCACATCGCAAAGGTCATGTCGTGGGAGCCGGTTGGCGCGAAGCTAACGCGCGTCACGCACGCTGACGACCTCAACCGACAGATGGCCAAGCTGCAATTGATGCAGGGCCAGATGATCAGCAAGACGACGGGCCTGAAGAGCGTAGGCGTAGATTACGAAGAAGAAACAAAGCGCATGCTCGAAGAAGAGCGCATTTACGCCGAAGAGCAAGAGCGCATGCAGAAGGAGATGGAGCAGGCGCAGCAGATGAAGGACCTGTCGCAATCGCCAAATATGATTGGCGGCGTGGGGCAAGCCGGCGCTGGAGCAACAGGGATGCCGGCACCGCAGGGTGGCGCTCCGGCCCCGGCCGGTGGCGGCGCGCCGATGGGCCCCGGACAGCCTACGCCTGTTGATCAGTTTCTCATGCAGCGTCAAAACTCCGGCAGCATTCCTCGCACACCTGAAGATTTACAGCAGCAGGCGCAACTTATTGCGAATCAGTTGCTGTCGTTGCCGGAGGCGCAGAAAGACTCTGAACTCATCAAACTCAAGCGCGGCGATGCGACGATGCACGCGCTCGTTACAAGCATTATTGATGACATTCGACAACAGGCTCGTTCTCAGGGCGGCGCTATGGTCATGGCGCAGCAGTACGGACAGCCTGCGCCCGCCGGGATGTAATAATGAGCATCGGCATCTACACGCACTACGCCCAGTGCGACCAAGCCTATTTTTCTGTCAGGCTAGCTGATTTTTTGCGGGACAGAGGTTTTGAGTTTTCTATCTATGCCGATAATCAGCCGGCTAAGCTGAAATTGAAGTACGACAATCGCGTTGTACACAAAACAAAACAAACGTTTACAAACTGGGCCAAAGATAAATCTGCGATTGTGTGGACACACATTCCGCGGATTGAACAAATTAACTACGCCCGCCGCAACAACATTTTGACCGTACTGGTTCCGATGTGGCAGGAACTCAATGCGCCGTTTCGTAAGGCGGCGCGGCAAGCGGACCATGTTGTTGTGCTGTCCACCGAGTGCCGCGAGCTATTTTCCAGCGTCTATAAGTTTCGCAACGTGACGCTGATTCCGTTTGATACTGGCTTGCCGGTCACCAAGAAAGACGGCAGCATTAACCACCGCAAAATAAAGTTGTTATTGCCTTGGTTTGACCGGAACGCTAGGTGCACGCAGAGCGCGTTTCTTGACTATCTTGCGTATTTAATCGAGCGGATGCCAGAAGCACATTTGACCGTGTGCGTGTCGTCCAGCAAATTTTCGCCGGCAATAGCGAAGTTTTTTCAGCGGCTCGGCGAAAAGACGGGGCGGGTTACGCTGCGGCGAAATGTGTCAGTGGCCGAGCGACCGGCACTTTTTACCAGCCACGATTTAACGGTATTCCCAGCGGAATGCGACAATTTTGGCGTCTGCAATCTAACGTCTATAAATTGCGGCACGCCAGTGCTCACATTTGCTGTATCCCCC